TGATTTAATGAGCCGCCAAGGATGTCGCCATAGCCCGTGCTTGCGCCGTAGCCTTGGTCTGCTTGATGTTGTTGGCCCGTAAGTCCTGTGCCTTGAATACCAAGAACGTTTTGCAACCATTGTTGCATATCGTCATTCATAAGGGCGTTAACAAGTGTGGTTTGTTGTTCTTGGTCAAAAGGTAAACCCGCATAACCGCCACCTGCCGCTGCGTTCCGTGCTACTCCTAACAAGTCTTCTTTTTTCTTATTAAAGCCAGCCCCCGTTGTATAGCCATTCATGATCTCTTGAAGATATTGCATGGGGTCATTAGCCATGCGGTCATATGTTTGACCGGCATACTGCCCAGCTGTCTGCCCTCGGTCTATATAGGGTTGGTAATAAGGCTGCACCGCGCCAGGTATTTGACTCAAATATGGCATCGCCTTGTCCGCTGGGTTCTTTCCGCTGCTAAATAATCCCATATTATCCTCTATACGCTTGTAATGGTTTCAAGTACGGCATTTGATGTATCTAGCACAGCCGCAACAACAATAACTTTTAATTTCGCAGCGTTAGTATCAAAAAAAATGGAGCCCACAGGCAGGGGTGGACGAAAGTTCATTGAGGTTATTGTAGCTATCCGCGCTGCACTAAGCGGCGTGATTTTATAACCCGTATCTCCTATTGCAAATTGCAATTCTTGATTTAGCTGACGCTGATAATCTTCTTCGTATGGGCCTTTTAAAATGGTTGGGATATCGCTCATGCGGTGTACTCCAGGACGCCGCTAGAAGCCACAATTCTACCCATGCTCCAAAATCTTATTTTCGGAGTCCATTCGTTGCAGTATCCCATACGTTGCCATCGTAAAATATTTTGACGATACCCTAACGGGCGCATGCGAATCCCGACTGTATTACTCCAGGTCATACAACCGTTCTTCGACATGCTTAAATCTATTCTGCCGCGATGTAATTCGCGAATACAATCGTCTGGATTTCCATCTTCTGGGATTACCTGGACATTCCCGGAAGCGTCTTCAGTGTAAATTCTGTCGCCATCTTCGGTAATCATTAAGATTAAACAATCATCTCTGCCAAGGAAATCATCATCACCCTGTTCAATTGTGAAGGTGAATGAATTTACCGTGAACGGCGTAGATTTAGGAGAGCGAAAGGTTGCGCATATTCTGATGCGTTGCATGTCGAATATATAACGCGGGTCTTCGTCTTCTGCTTGCCCTGGAAGGTTTTCATTGATGGTCGTCAAGTCTGTGCTTAGGCGATATAGAGAGCCATTTCGCAATGAAATAAAATAGTTTTCTTGCTCAAAGTAAACGACCTGTCGCATGGGGTGATAATTTAAATGCTGGTCGCTCAAATTGAAAAATTTATCAGTAGTGAAATCATACATGATAGTAAAGTTTTGTCGTTCTTGGTCGATTCTTTCGCTATCAACAAGGAACGGGTCTTCTTCGCCATAAAATGTTAAGACATAGAAGACGTGACCATCTTGTCTAAAGAAAGTGGCTGTAGATTTCTCAGGGTTTCGCAAAGAGCCCAATAAATAATCGATACCATCGGTCGAAATACGCTTAGCGCCTTGTCCGGTGAAAACCATGATAGCTGGTGAGTTTGATTCGTTAACCCCGAGCCATGCGACATATTCATCAGATGATGCAATAGTGTCTACTGATAAGCACCCATAATCAATGTTGACAGAAGAGTTTCTTCTATATGGAAGCTGACCAAGGGTCCACGTGTGGATCTCACTAACGGTTTTTCCCAACACCAATACGTTGTTAGCCTGACCAGGAATTCTGACCACAGCTAAGGCAAAGTCAGGTTTTGTTTCCAATGCAAGCGTTGCGCGTAGTTTAATAGTAGTGCTGGTATCTGGTTCATAAACATACCAACGACTACCTGTGATTGACCTGCTTTTATTGCCTATCAAAAAATAGGTGTTATGAAATTTTACATAATTTGGTATTAAATCGGCTGTAAAGGGCCCCCCTGTTTGGGGGGTTATATTGGGAGCCAAAGAATAGTTATAAATATAAGCATGCAGCCCATCAACAATACAAATCTGACTATTGAGATTTTCGTCGATAAACACTTCTCCCGAAGATGTTTCCAAATTCCCAATGAGCACAAATCCGAGAGTATTAGATATAGTGTAAACGGCACTACTAATAACGCAAAGAATAAAGCCGCCCCTGGTACTGGTAAAAGCACCACGGCCTTCTCCTTCCTCTAGCAATTCTAAAACACGTCGATAACCGGCAAAGTTAACAAGCCATCCATCGGAAAGAAACATGTTGTAAGTTTTCTCACCGGATATTTTAGGATAGCGACCAAAAACCGAGCTGCCAGCAACCGTTAGTTCGACATTTTCCGAGCGTTCTTTTTGATGTCTCATTAGGGTCCTGGTACAAAGCCTTTACCGATATTTATTTGAGCATACGATAAGGTGTATCCCTTGTCGTTTAAAGTAGAAGTAATGTTGATGCTAAAGTCTAATGGCGCTGATAATTTCTTTATTTTCTTTTCGATTTTATCTAACTCTGCTTGAGCATCGCTTGGCATAGGATATGAATAGTTTATGCACACACGCTTACACAAAGCGAACTTTAAATAATCGATATAAAATCTGTCGTAGACTGTCGATAAATCTAACAAAAGACCAGTGCTTTCGTTGATTTCTGTTAATCCAAATTTCCCCCAAATTTGAAAAGCATAGTTTTCATTTGGCAAGAAATACATATAAATGCTTGAAGCATTTAACTGTCTTTGGACATTGTAGGTGTAAGGTAATGATTGAATGTTTTGAGCCCTTGGCGAACCAAAATAATTAACCATTCCCACGTCAAACATTTGATAGCGTACCTGGTCTAAGAAAAACACAAGAGACGAAACCTCAACAAGGTTTGGTATCACGTATTGTTCTTGGCCAGTTACGCCAACAAAATCATGCTTTGTAAAGTAAGGGATTAGTCCGGTATCGACAGATTTATCGCCTAAAATATCATTAAGCGCATCAATTCCGTCGGAGAGCTGTTCGCCCTCTATCGTCTCAAAGCCACGGGACACAATGCCCGACATATTGTAGGCATTGGTCACAAGCTTTTCGACGGTATATACCATATTAAATCCTTACGCTAACTGGTCTAAATAGGCTTGGGTATTAAGCGTCAATGTACCAGTTACTTTGTAGTCGATGCTTGGGGTAGCGTCGCAAGGTACGGTTAGCGGAGCACGCATAACAGCGCCTGCAACAGGGCCCGAAAGCACTGCATAGCCGGTTGCACCAGTTGCGCCAGTTGGCTGTAAATGAGCTAAATCCGCTGCGCCTGTTGGCGTTAGGATGGCATCAAATGTGACCATTGTAGCTGTCGCAGGAACAGAAGAGGCAATGTCAACCGCAGCATAAGCAGCTGAAGCGCCCGCGTTCAATTCTTGAATGCCAACGTCATACCACATCCAACGGTTTACGCCTTCGCCAACTTGACGGAACTCAAGAATAGCGGCAGCACCGGAGGTTAATACATAACCAATTCGACGAGACATATCATAACCAAAAGGCAATAAAGGCCCGGTGGTAACGTTTGCTGAGATGACCATTGAAGTGGAATTGTTAAATGTAGAATCGCCGATTAAATACACTGCGTAGAATGTGTTATTAGCGAGTGCGCCTTGGTCTAAGCCGCCAGCGCCTATTGTTGCGGCGTTAACAGTTAGAGCTGTTGAGGCGATAATGTCGTTTTCATTTGTGCTATTTCTAGCGCGACCAGCGGTTGCGGTGATAACCGTACCGGAGGTCCAAGCTAATCGTAACCCCTGCACATATAAGTAAGGAGCATTTTTGACTGGTGTTTGAACCATGGTTTTATCCTCTATTTAAAGAGGAACCCTTTAAGAGTTCCTCAAAATACTATGACGGTTTAATTAACATTAAAGCGGAAAAATAACAGACATGGTGTACTCAGGCACCGCTGTCACGCCATAAATCGCATCATGAATCATACCGTAGCTGTTTAAGCCGAATTGAGCACCCATGGTCATACGGAATGACGCACCAGAATCTTCATCAGCTTCGTTTGCAGTGGTGTATGGCGATTGGTCAGGCAATCTTGGCATTGCTAAGAACAATGGTTCGCCTGAGCAAATCATACCTGCGCGATGCGAAGGCAATACCGACACTTGCATGCCCGCAGCAATTTCGTTGTTAATGTTTTGGTCTTTGCCTGCGCTAGCTTTAAGCGGAGGATAAACGTTAACAGTAACTTGCGAACCCGCAGTTGAGCCAGCGTTTGCAGTTGCTCTGAACTGTACTGGGTTTGCGCTCACTTTATGACCAATGAAGGTTAAGTAGCGCATGTTTGGCTGACCAGCAACCGCATCATTAAATTGGAATTTGTCATACAGTTTGACAGAGTTCGCATCGTTCGCAGCGGAAGTGCCGGAGAAAACGATTTGAGTTACTGCGTCATTTGCGTCTTTAACAACGCTGACAACGGTCAATGTTTGACCTGCTTGGCCTTCAGAGCCAGCAATATGCACAGGCAATAAGTTAGATTCGAACCAGCTGCAATTTGAGTATTCGCCCAATTCCCAACTCATGGCCGAGGTGTTGTTTCGGTTCAAGGCAAATTGTTGCAAACCGCTGTTGATGATTGCAGGGATTGCGACGTCGCTTAAATAACCTTGGGTGTTTTGTGGTGCTGCGCCATAGTTACGGAACAATGCTAACGCGGAAGCCAATTGGCCGTAGCTATTAATTTGCGTTACGCCGTCACCAAAGAATCGATAAGGAGCTTGCACGCACTGAAGCGCCGCAAAGGACTCAATTTGAGTTCCCATTTCTTTAGTTGCAGCTTTACCCCAACGGTTCATGTAGCCTTCAATATCATTGAAAACCATTTGTTGTGCGGTAAATTCGTATGAAACGGATAATTGTTGGTCAACAGTTAAAGATTGAACGCGCTGTTCGGCTGATTGGAATTGCGCAATCAAGCTAGCAGTTGTCGTAAATCTAGGTGGTAATTCGAATGTTACTGTTGAGCCCAATTGGTTTTGAATTTCTTGGAAATTCTTAAACTTTTTATTGGAGTTCTTCAAAAATGCAAAGCTATTCAGCAAAAATGCCAAATTAGCCATTTGGTATGTTTGGACCTGTTGTAAAACGTTATTAGGCATATCTCACCCTCAAAATGTTAATTTGAGGAGCGACGCGTTTAGCCTCTAAGCCAGGGTTGCTTTCTTAAATCCCTGACTGTTTTGCCGCCACCATCACTCCCTGCGTTAGCTGATGGTTTGACGTAAGATAATGGCGATGGAGCGTCGATATTTTGGCTCTTTGCTTGCTGATTTTGCTTGATTGATTCAGACAGCCTTTGAAGCTGTTGACGAGCCATGTGAGGGCTACGTTCTGCCAATCCAGCAATGGTCATAAGCTTTTGTGGGTTTTTCGCTAAGTCATAAATGACGTCTGGCGTATTATCCAACTGGGAGGCCAAAACAACGACGTGAGGAAAAGCTTGGGGCTCAAATGCAGAAGTGACAGCTTCAAAGTCCTCATAGAGTTCTTTTCCGCTCCCCATTTTTTGGAGATAAGTATCTGTAAGCTTGTTTATCTCTGCTTCATAAGCTGCTTGCTGCTCTTGCTGTTGCCGAGCTTGCTGCTCTTGCTGAAACCTTCCGTAAACTTGCTCATAGATTTTGTCTGCATCTACTGATTGAGTCATGCCACCCATAGATTTTTGCTGAGCTTGGAGCGCGGCGATTTCTTGTTGGAATTTCGCTTCAGCTTCTTGCTTGGCTTTTTCTGCGGCAGCCGCTTTTTCTCTTTGAACGATTTTATTGACCTGCTCCACAGTTAGGTTTTGTTGTGTCGCCTGTGGGGGCGTTTCAATCATCGTTGCAAGTTCATCAGTCATTTGTCAAACCTTCTTATGCTCACTTAACCCCGTGACGGTAATGGCCTCTTCGTTGAGTCTACGTCCATTTTGCCCCATGGATGGGTAAAAGCCTCGGTATCGTCCCGAGTGACGGGCGGGGCGCAAAAACTAGCAAACGCGCCCCTAGAAATAAGCTTATCTTAATGTGTTTAGCTTAGCAGATAAATCAATCGCTAGACAAGTCGCCTTTTTGCTGTTCTTTCCCCGCTTGAATAGCTAATTTGATAGCTTCTTGGGCCGCATCAGAATCCATCCTCTCTACTTCGAGAGCATGCTCTAAATCTGCACCTTCAATTTCAGCTAGCAATCTTAAGAATTCAATGTTTGTCTTTTCTTTCTCATTCGCAACCTGCGCCGCCTTGATTGTTAAATTGCCTTCAGCTTCTTCTTGTCTCTGAGCAATGCGAGCGGTCTCAATTTGAACCTCTGCGTTAATAAGCTCTTGCTCCGGCGTTGGCTTATTCGCGTTCTCTTGCGCCGCTATTTGCTGTTGTTGCATCCATTGGACTGCTTTAAGTTTCAAATCTTCAATGCCACGGATGGTCATGTTATCAAGCAAGTTTTCAAGGCCGACAGAGTTGATGAAATTTGCAAACTGCTCGGATGCTTGCATCATCTGCGTTATTTGCTGCAATGCACGCTGCTTTTCTAATGTGCCGTTTGCACCGACTTCGATTCGAACCTGTAAACTTTTAGGGTCATATTTCATCGATATCGAATTTGGATTATCGGGCTGATTGATTATCTGATAGTCACGTAAGCCATTTGCTTTGCGAATAGGAATGCTTCGCGGTGTCACGTAGAACTTTGGTATCAGGTCAATGATGATTGTAGCGATTCTGTTCAAGCCGTTAACGTACCCAACTAAGTACGGCTTAGATGCTGCATTAGAATGAATTGCCCCTTGTTCAATGGCTTTACCCGAAGTGTTGCCATCCGTAATGCCTAGCTGCGCATCATAAGAACCTAGGATTGCTTGAATCACCCTATCAGCATTCATAAAGATATTTTCAACAATGGGCGGCGTCGGCGTGCGCTGAATTTCCATTGGGGGCGGCAATGCTTGGTCTGGGTTGTCTGGATTGAATGCGTAGTAGATAAGCGTCTGCGCGTTTTGAACATCGGTATAAGTTTCAAGATATTGTTCTGGGATGCTTTCTAATGCGGCTTTGAACTTATGCTGCACCATGCCCGTGATTTCAGCGCCAATCGTTTGGCCAGCAAAGTTCTTAAGCTTCTGCGTGCCCATGGCTTGGTAGACATAAGGTCTTGTCATCTGTTTAGATGACGCACCCATATCTTGTGGTAAAACAACGGAATTACCATCAATAAACACAAGCGGTAGATACTTATAAGGTGTTTTTTCGTGACGCAATACTTTGTTTTCACAGAAAATATAGCGGTCAATTGTTTCAATCGTGGTGTAGCGCTCTGAAATAACTTCGGGCAAAACTTCAAATACGCCGGATTCAATCCACGCTTGCGCTAGTTGTTCATAATGCTTTTTAAGGATAGTTTTACCGTTCGTGAGCTTAACAATCTTTTCGCGCTTTTTAACTTTTTTGTAGAAGTCGCATACTAATGCAATCTTTTGCTGACCGTTTTGATATGACCAACTAAAGCCATCAATCGCCCGAGTGAAGGACATGTCTTTTACTACTTCTTCGCCAAAATCAGCGACTAAATCTTCCCGCGTTTTCGGAATAAGCTCAAAGCAATAATCGCCATCGCCCTTATGTGACGCGCGCGCTAATGGGTCAAAACCCGTCAAAGTTGGGTCAAATACTCTATCAACAACGATTTTCTGCTCGAACGAAAGCTCGCTCAAATATTCAGTATGAACCTTTGCAACGTCATAACCACCGGACAGAGTTTGCGTGTAAATTTTATATTCAAGCCCATCGTTAGCCGCGCCCGCAAATATCTCACGAATGTGCGCCTCCACCACTTCAATGGTTTTTAACAGCTCTTCGGAAATATGCTCGTCAAGAATGCCTTCGGCTGCACCAACCTGCATGTCGGGCTCATGCTCTGCAAACTCACCTCGCAACCGAGACACAAAAGCCTCGAGCACGTTAAATTCAATTGTAGGCTTGCTGAGAGAGTTTAACTTGCCTATATCTAACGTGCTCAAGGAAGTATTAAAAACAAAATTCATGAATTTGTTAAATCGATCTGAGTTCGGCTTCCAATATTCATACGAAGCAGTTACGCAGCTTTTTAGTTCTTCTAGTTTGTTTAAATATTCTTGCGCGATGTTAGCCATTGAAGCGATTCCCTGAGCTGAGTGCGGTTTGTCGAGCCTGAAAGCTCTGATTCATTCTTTGCAATATCGTATCATGAGATTGTTTGACGCCTGGAATGTATAGCGTTTTGTCGATTAAAGCTATCTTGATAGCATCATAAGCTGTATCACAATTTTTAACTAAAGTTCCATTGGCATAATATACACCGTGATCAACACTTAGGCTGTAAACGTATTGCATGTCCATATCTTCTGGCGCACGCTCGAGAGCAGGTCTTTGAGTTGTTTCTTTTTGAAGATCTAGTTTGGGCGGTAAATTTGCTATTGCAGAATATGCAAACAGATTCGAATAATGGGAGTTTTCGCACTCTGTTAAGGCACCAGGCATTTGAATTGATACGGCGGCATTCTGGGCTGCATAGATGCTGCTGAGATCTAATGGCCACAAATTCTCTTTTACAAATACTGCAATTGATTTTTTTATTCGCATTGAAAGACTTGGTTGCGATTTCAGTTCTTCTCTTTTTTCCCTCGGGCGTTTGAAAATATTTATGAGAGTTTTCCCGCATTTTCTCAAGTATCTTTTGGCGGTGAGCGTCTGGCTTTTTTCCTTTAAGATGGATTTCGCTATGTTGCTTAGGTGATAGACACTCAAGATTTTCATAACTATTGTTATGTTTATTATGGTCTTTATGGTGAACGAGATAGCCTTTTGGTATTTTCTGTCCGCTATGAAATTCCCACACTGCGCGATGAAGGAATTCATTCTTATGCCCTGTTTGCCCAGATTTATAATATCTTCCCGATGGTGGAAGGACGTATTTAACACCATTGAAGAAAACAACTTTGTCTGACGCCATTTAAATAAGCTCCCAAATGATAAACAATCTAATGTTATCGTATCTGTGAGTGCGCTTAAAGGAAGAAATGAATAATTATGATAAATTAAATGGCTCGGCGTTCCAGTTAATCCCCTTTTTGTAATCACATGCTTGTACCCAGTACATCCGGCAGCTGTTACAGTCCCGATGCCGAAGGGTGTAATAACCTTATCGCCAGCTTTAATATCCTGGATGTTTCTTTCTCCATGAATTGTTGCTATCTTAGTATTAGTTATAAAGCAAACATCGTCATTTTTGTGAGTATCATTGGCCGTGATCTTAATCATGTGCTTAATGCACATTTCTGCATGCCTGGCATCTTCTGTAAACGTGATTAATTTTGAAGCTATCTTCGGCTGCATCTCAAGAAAGCGCGCTGTTTTACTACCCGACGCTTTAGTTCGCATGACTTCCCGAATCTTCAAGCCACGCATATCAGACAAGATGCTGCACAGGGTAACGCCGCTGGATTTCTTTTCGATGGCCGCCATCTCCGGCCTAACTTTATGCAGCATACAATTCGCGTAGAAGCTTCTAAACGCGTCTTCTAAATCTTTCGGCTCAACCCTTATTTCTTCGCAATCAAGCCAATGCAAAGCATGCATACCCGTCTTGTGGCCCATTTCTTCAATTTCGTACAAGCCCCAAAAACTAAATACTGTAGCATCGTTCCACGATTTGTCAGTTTCCGCAGTATCCGCAGTAATGAACGTGCAAAGAATTTCTGGCTCTCTTTGTAAAAACAAAAAGTCTTTCCGCTTAAATAGCGCACCGCCAGCTGGTATCGGGTCTTGCTGGAACTGAGAAGCAAATACATATTCGTTTTTTTCTTGCTTCTCTAATAACATTTCAAGTGGATTAACTTCAGGGTAGAGCGCATTTCCCGCATCATCAATTGATTTAAGAATGACTTGCTTGTATTTTCTTTCGTCCTTGCCGCTAATCAAAAAGGCTGCAAGGTCATCTTCATGAAGTCGCTGACCAATGAACAAAATTGGCACGTTGGGGCCGCGAGGTCGCTGGATAATAGTTTCTCGATAGTTTGTGATGACGGACTCTCTGATAGTGTCTGAGTGCACTTCATCCGGTTTGTGCGCATCGTCGATGATGACTGCACCGGTAAACCTGTCTTGGTTTGGAAGACCAGCATCTTGCCCGGTAATCGCGCCAGACGCTCCGAACGCTTTAATAGAGCCACCCTGCACTGTTTGAAAAAAATCTTTTGCTCTTGAGTCATCACGTATCCTTACTTCAAACAAATCGCTATATAGTTTGTTTTGAATGATTCGCCGAATAAATTCGGTGTGCTTGGCGGCAAGGGACTTTGAATAGCTGATATATAAATAATTGCTGTCAGGCCAGCGTGAGAGTGTCCACGCAACCCACATCGAGCACATGACGCTTTTACCGTATCCAGGTGGAACATTGATAATCAAATCACGTTCTTCAAGTCTAAATACTTTTGTGAGCTCTCGGCTAATAGTAACGAAATGCGATTCTCGCCCCTCGGGCCTTGAGATTGCAAATTCTCGGCCTGTAACGAGAGGAAAGAATGTCTGAGTGAACAATAAAAAAGAGCCCCACAGCTGGGCTTTTATTTCTTCGGGGTCGGCATCAATATGGCTGTTCATTCTCTTTCAGCCTTTTCATTTTTTCTTGAATTTCGGCTGCGGCTTCTTTCGGCGGGGATGTTTTTTCGACCTGGACTTTATCCCCGTATATTCTTGGGACAAGTTTGCAAGCTACCCATTTTCTGGTGTCTATTCGCAGTCTTGAGCGCTGTACAAATTCATTGTCGCAAACTTCCTCACCCTTAGCGTTTTTCATAACATCGCGCGAAGAGTCGTCGGCAATTTCCATACATTCATCGACAAATATTTGTGCTTGGGCTTGCTTCGCATGTGTGAACATTGATGCAAACGCGGGGATTTTATAACGCCACTTTCTTATCGTCTGCTCTGAAGGGAAATGCGGATTTGCCGCAATAATCTTTTGCATGCTATCCGTTGAGGTGGCAACAGCTTCGCAGATTTGCTCGGCAATCCATGGGTCATATGGCCATTCGGGGGCGCCTCGTTTTTTATATTCCGAAGGGTGTTTTGGCTTAGTCATCCCTTACCCCTTTTTTGACTTGTCCTTTGCGGGCTGCACTGGCTCTTCTTGTTTAATGACGCCTGTTCCTGCGCAAGTATTGCAGTCGCCTTCCATTAAACCAAGTTTAATAACTTTCTTAGCGCCCTTGCAGCTTGGACATTTGATAAGCATTAGCATTCCTCAATATAAGTTAAGCTAGTCTACCGTCTCTAAATCTTCAGCACAAGGTGGCCCGTAATCAAAAAAGAGTTTATTAAGCAGCTTACAAAGAGGCAGCAGCTCTTGCGCAAACATGTCATCATTAATCGAAAAATTTACATAATTAAAAACCGCAGCTTCGAGACATGCTATTTCGTCAGCTATGCATGCTAATACATCTTCTCTATCCATCATTTCGCTCTCCCGTTTTTAAACTAAAACAAATATATCACACT